CGATAACTCAAATTCCCCAGAGAATTGCTCACCTGGACATCGCTGAAAAAGCTGATGTATAGGCAGACTGCGACGGTCGTGACAACGTTTGATATTCATATCAATAATACGCTGATAATTATCAAATATGAAATCTTTCTCGAAGACACGCTTAGCGTGCCAGATTCCAAGGTGTGATAATTCTTTGCCTTCAAGATATTGTAAAGCCCAAACTAAATTAACATAACGTTTAGATAGTGAGGGCATCACGGCAGATTGGCCACTCTGTAAGACTTCATCTATTGTTTTAATTAGAGGAAGTGCCTTATAAAATTCCATAATTTTATTAAAGGCTGGCCGATAGGGGAATAAACCCCTATCCCACGTACGAGAGTAACGCGACGCTACCTTATGACAGTTTCCAAGGAGCGTTAGCATTTTATCTTCGACTTCTCCAAGGAGGAAGTCGGTAGATTTACTAAGCTGCTCGTACTTCACAAGTGAAGTAGCAGAGTTGTAATAATTAAATGGATCTTCGACCATTTGTTGTTTTACAACACTGAAAACTTCAGCAGGTGGATATACCAACTTGCTATGCTCTCTCACACCCTTAATCCTGTAAAGGAGAGGATGTAAGTTAGAGGGCAGAAACATGTAGCGTGTAACCGCCACCCTATCCTTAGACGTCAGAACCCGTATAAAGAGACTTCGTATGAAATCACTTGTATCGGTTGTTCTAACATTCCAATTGAGCACAATCCTTTGGATTATCTCTACCAAAAGTAGAGGATCCTCAGACCTTGCCTTCGCAAGCATGTCAGGGGCAAGAGGTGAAACCTCGTGCCCGTTGACATAATTACGCTTAGCAAACTCAGCACAATTTTGTGAGTCAGCTCTAGGAATATAAGATTTCAAAGAAGAAATCTGTATACCAAGAACCTTACACATTATGCGCTTGTATAATGTAGCCACTCTGCTATGGGCGATGACTATGTCATCACCTAATATGCAGTATAGGTCGAATGTAAAGGGAGAAAGACCGCATTCCCATGCACAATATCGAACGATAATGTGGTGGGAAAACGCGAACACAGGCCATGAAGATAATAGTCCCATGGGCTGTCCAACGGAAAAATTTAAAAACTTTCCTTTGTTCAGCACAGGGATACCCATTAGGATCTCCCATTTCTCAGAGAGATCCGGCAAGATAGAATCCATAATAAAACGTTGAAGTTTTAAAGGAAACCTATCAGTAGCGCTGGTCATGTCAAAACTATAAAGTTTATAACCTAACCTTTGCCATCTTTTAATGGTTCTAGAAGAACGATCCTGATCATATGTGTAATCTGTTTGAAGTGTTGATAATAGCTTCATGAAGACTTCATGAATGTGATTAAGAACATATTGAAGGTAGTAATTCCCAGATGTAATTATCCGGGTCTTACCTCCTCTATCAGATAGAAAACACAAACGGGCAAGTCTATGAACAACATTCGAAGAAAGTTGTGGTAGAATGCCCATTATATGTCTAGGAATCTTCCCAGGTGTACGTCCCATCCATCTCAGTGAATAGCCAGAAGAGATATTTAGAAGATCTAAATACTCATCAGGCGTTCCACCCCTAAAGTAGCTCCATATATAACATAAGGATCTACAATACTCAACGTTCTCTGGAAGCAAAAGGGTCTTCGCATCTTCTACGGAGTAGGAGATTGAAGGAGAACCATAAGAACCAGATTTAAAGCCAGCAAATATAGGAGGGTCTTCAATGACATTAGAAATAATATCATTGATTTTACCCTTTATAAACACGGGTACGAACCATTCTATGAATGATCGTAAACGTGGGTTGCCTACTTCAGAAAGACCACTGAAAGGTGATGTAATCACCTTAGTGTCTTCATCAGGGGCAATCCTGATGACCATGTACGCTGATAAGATAGAGATACCGCAAAGCTTTAAAACTTTCTTCCTAGACTTTAAAAGTCTATGAATAGGTTTTAAGCAACGTGGGAATCCATCACGGTAGGTACGCAGGTTGAAATCGGAGAAAGATCTTAGGTAAGGATTCTTCTGAAAACTTGCCTTTGTATCATAATCCATAACAACATTACGTCCCGCATGTGCAATCGCTTTTAATACTTTAAGAGCATTAGCACGACCGCGCGTTCTACAAAGCTTATCGAAGAAAAGCTTGTAGCAACGGAAACAATGGGTCAATGAGTATTGGCGTTCGGGTAGGAAGGTTCGAATAACCGACCAAACCGACGTCATACTATATTTTGACTTCGTATGTTTCATGGTCTCAATTATCTAATAAGTAGTTTTCCAACTTATTACTTCGCCATAGAGCTTAGATCACTATACTATCAATCCACAAGAAATGGATATCAATTACATGAGCTAACTTCTCCCTGATCCCGTCATCGAACATAATTACTTATGATCGTATGGGGGTACCATTGCTGGTTTATCCAGATCAGACTGTTTTGGCTTACGCTTTTATTGGCTAACCACTTAATTGAAAATAGATGCGAAGCATCTATGTAAAATGAGTACTTATGCATACTCTGAAAAGAGTTTAAATGCACATGTTAAGCTGTTAATGCGAGGCATTAAAGGGTCAGGTTTATACTCAGAATGGTTGTTTAAACACACCTATACAGGTGGTGTCCT